TTGGCCGATGACGGCATCGAGGGACTTTGGCCGGTATTTTTTGTATAGTTCAAGCATACTCTCTCCAAAACAAATAGGCATCAATTACTCGTTCTAGTTCCGCTTCTAAGTCTAGAAGCGTACCGTCATTCCGTATAAGGTAGTCGGCTTCCTTGACAGGGTCTATAGCTACCTCGGATTCGTGTGCTGGGTCAGCAGGCTGTTCTCGCGTGCTTTGCACGCATATCAGCAGGCTGTCGGGTTGTGCCCGAAGGAAGGATACTTCGTTCGGGAACCGAATATCGCGGATAGCGGTGCGTTCATCCAACCGCATCCTGCTATCCATAATTCGAACCCAACAGTCTTCTCCCCAAAAATCACGACCGCATTCGGTGCCGAGGAGCCGGAGATATTGGCGAACATCGGTGGAATTTCTTTTGGTGTAGTCTGGTCCGTATCGATTGACGGCGGTTTTGTAGCGGATCGTCTTGTGTGTAGCTAATTTACTATCCCAAAGTCGTATATCGGGATTCAGGATATCCAACTGATCGTAGACGGGATCGCTAAATCCTCGGATGGCGAAACCATATCTGTATCGGAGGATCTTGCAGCATTCGTCTTTTCCGGCTCCACGGTTACCTGCAAATCCTATACATCGAATTTTCATTTTTCTTCTCCCGTATAAGCCACTTTGTCTGCCCAACTAACCGGAGACAACTCTACTTCAGTTTTAAGGTCAAGCAGAACCCAACCGAATTGCTGCCGTATTTTAGTGGTCATGCACTCATTGGCCATAGCTACGAAATCATGTAACTCAGTAGCCGGAACTAACGCGAGCAGGGAGTCGTGTATCTCTAGAAACAATCTAGATTGCATTTTAAGGCGTTCTATTTCCTGCTGTATGTCGATAATGGCTTGTATTAGCACATGCGCTCCTGAGCCCTGTACCGGACAATTGATTATGAAATTCCTGGTTTCTACGCCTCTCCACAGAAAGCCCGTCAGCGTATGGAAGTACCCCTTAGCCAGATACTCTCGATACCAGTCTTTCTTCCACTGTGCATACGTCCGATACCGTTTGCCCCAGAAGTCGTCTTCGACCGACTTGATATGCGAAACGAAGGTGTCACTGTCCATGTTAGCCACCCATTTCTGTTCGCCTTCGTCGAACTCAATGCCTAGTCGCTTAATGCCCACAGACGAGAGATGCTCCAGCATCCCAGTCTTCCCTGCCGTCTTCCATAACCGCCTAGCCACATCAACGTAGTAGTTGCCGTAGAACCAACCGAACACTGCATCTCCTTTAGCTGCGGTACGCAGCGTTTTGGCTAATGCCTTGTTCTCGGTAGCCCAGGCATCGTCATATTTGAAGCATTGCTTCGCGGTAGCCGAATGCATATCGAAACCACTTTCGAGGTTGTCTATCATCGTGGTGTCTTTATGGTAGCAGGCGGCTACGTGGACTTCTAGAGCCGAGTAGTCGATTTCGACTATATACCACCCTTCCGGGGGGCATACGCATCCCTTGACGTACTTCGTAACTGATTTGTTACGAGACGGCAGGTTATTGAGGTTCGGGCTATCCGCCGAACCTCTAAACGTCTTGACGTTGTGTAAGTTCAGGAACCCGTGCACCCGCCCCTTAACGCAATCGCGTTCCAGGGCATCGAGGTAGGTTCCTTTTAGCTTGTAGAGTTTTTGTAACTGCAAAAACTCAGCGACGTAGTCAGAGTCGAGAAGTAGCAATGCATCCTCATCGAGGATGTATTTCTTAGACTTTTTCGACTTCTTGGCTCCCGGTAGCTTTAGAAAATCGTACAAAACCCATCCTAGCTGATCTCTGGAGTTCAGGTTGCATTCCGCACCATAGCGTCTCTGCTGGATTCCGTAATACTCGTGCTTACGGAGCTTGGACTCTCTATCCCGTATCTCAGCCTGGACTTCGCGTTGGGCTACGGCAAGTTTGTCTACACTGACCGGCAACCCCTCGCTCTCCATCTTGGAGAGAGCTACGGCACCTTGCGTGAACAAACGGTATGCGCTTCGCGTTGCTGGTTTCATTTCTTGCCAATTCTACCGCGAGAATCCCTGACGACTGCCGTGTTCCCCTTCACCGTGACGCTACCTGCCAGACGGCCTCTGCCGTCCCGTAACTGAATCGTCGATTGTTTTACGGTAGCCGTGGCGATGATTCGACCTTGGCTATCGCGGAAACGGATTCGGTCATCGGCGGAAGCCGATGCGGGAATTTGTAGCATACATGCTACAAAAGTGACGAGAATGATTGTGATTTTGTACAACATCAGTTTGTTCCTTGTTTGTCGGCTCGTTCTTGGGCAGCACGGTCAGAGTAGACGGTGCCGTATCGTTTAGTGAGTTTTGCAATGTTGGCATCGATGCATTGCTGCCGGGTGATGCCTAGACCCTGTCGGATTCCTTCCAGATAGAATTCGATGTCTCCGAGTTCCTCTTCGACATTTACCATGTCCAGATCCTTCCGGTAGATGACTGCCTTTTTAACGGCATCTAGAAGCTCCCCGGCTTCGCCGGAGATACCGATGGCCATGTGCATCAAGTGTGCGTCGTCGGCTGTCATAGAGGCCGCTATGGCCTCTCCGGACTTAGCTAATGCCGCTACTAATCCTGCGTGTATCATAGTTATTATGGGTTAAATGAAACGGGAAACTAAATGAAAACGCCCACGATGTGGGCTACCGGCAACCGCAACATAGCGGCTCGGCACAATACAGTATAGCGGGAATTTTCGCAGGTAAAGATCAGATTTAGAGATATTTACTTTCTTTTCTTAGGCGGTGTTGATAAGGCTTTTTCGACGGACCAGCCGCTTTTGAGCCTACTGTGTAGTGTTCCTTGGGGAATCCCTAATTCTTCTGCCCATTCTGCCACACACTGTGTTTTGCCATTATAGGTAAGCATGCGATTGGTTCGCAAGTTCCTGGCTTGCTCCTTCCTAGTCGCCCAACGACAGTTACCCGGTTCGTAGTTACCGTTTTGATTTGGGTATCTATCTATAGACAAGTCTTTAGACGGTCGTTCGCCCATATCGGAGAGGAAATTTATGAAACCGTTCTCTCCGAGCCATCTGCCACAGACGCGGATTCCGCGTCCTCCGTAGTTGTGATACCCGGCGTATCCCGGATTCAGGCATCGTGCCTTCATTGATTGCCAAATGTCGTGTATTGAAGTCTTTGCGTATCCGTGAGTCGTGAAGGATGCTTTGGCGACCTCTTTACGCAAGCAACCACAGCTACTTACTTTAGCCCGTTTGAGATCCCATAAACTAAAAACATCGATGTTACCGCATTCACACCGACAAACCTGATGCATGTGTCTCGCTCCTTTCCTTCCGACAGGCAACCGGAATCTAGGACCAAGGGTCGTGAGACGACCGAAGGTCTGGGGGACGAAATCCGTTGCAACTTTTACCGAATGCACTACAATAAATTTAGCCATCTGAAACACCTGCTTTGTTTTACGTGGTTAGAAAAGCCGTGGGTGTGGTTACTCACGGCTTTTCGCATTATAGCAGGTAATATTGATTCATGCATCAAATAAATCGACTGACTAGGTGGAATCTACCTCGATGCGGAGATCCGGCTACTGCGATGTGGCGGGTTGGAAGATCTTGGAGGAATTCCATCTCTCTCAAGACTATGTAGTTCAGTCTACACACCTGCGATTCGCGTTCATACTCAGTCATATTTATCCCAATTGCTGCATTGGCATGTGCCCAGATGCCCTTGGAACCGGTAAAATTGACCTTAGACAACCAGAAGCTAGAATATGCCTCCTTATTTACCTGACTTGCTGTCAGCAGTAATATCTTAAACTCAGAGCTAATTGCACGTAAGTTTTTCCAGATGTGATCGTGCGCTTCGTGTCCCTCGGTGTGAGAGGACTTAGCCAGCAATCCCGCATAGTCTATTCCGACTACGTCAGGCACCCACCCCTTGTCGGCCCATGCCGACAACTTACGCCGGATGTCCTCCACCGTCATCGTATCTGCCGGTGTCGAATGCAACCGGAACCGGTTGGGCTCGCCCCTAGCGGCCATAGCCGCCCAGGCGACCTTTGCTTCCTCTACCGTATACCCGGAACTGTAATACTGCTCTTGAAACTCTACCGTAAGCTCCTTAGCTTCGTTGTAGTCGATCTTGGTCGGTATCTTAACCTTACCTGCCCTGGCGGGTTTGCCCAGCCATGCCGTTGACCATCGCCGAAGCACCTGTTCCTGGGATAAGTCGCCGATGTTGAAATAGGCTACCCGGAGTCCTTGAATGAGAGCACGCTGGCATAAGCCAGCTAGGTGCGAACTCTTCCCGGACTTATCTGCCCCGCATAGGATAACCAGTGCATCTCTATGGAGCGTAGGGCCAAGCCATTGGCCGAGCGCTGTGTCGGCGGGGAACTTAATGATGGATTCGTATTGTGTCTTTTCGAATGCCGTTTGCACCGCATCCAAAGCCGTGAACGGCTCTAGATAGTCTACCCGTTGCGATAGTTCTGGTAGCTTGAATGATTGAATGGCATTGGTTGCGGCAACTATGTTTCCGTTACTGATTGCAGCAGTGATGTTGTCCGCTAACTGTTTGGCTGCCGTGCGTGCGATCAATTTATGTATCAGCTCTACGGCGTAATCCGCTCGCATGGTTACCGGCTGCAAGGAACCTAGAAAGCGACCGACTAGGTCGGTCGAGGCTTTGTCGGCGGACCTTGCCCAGTCCGAGTAGATGGCAGTAAGGACTGCCGGTCCAGGGGCTTCGCCGAACTGCTTGAAATGGTTTAAGCACCATTTGACTACGATATTACTGAACTTCGAAGGAAAGCAGTTGTCCGGCAACAGGGTCGCTACGCGACCGAGGGTTTCGGTATCTAAGCATAAAGCAGCGATAACCAGACGCTCATCTTGGCTGTCGTATGTTTCTATCTGCATTTATTCACCGAATACAAACTTTCTGAGCTTCCTGACTTCCGCTTCTGATGCTTCCCCTGGGTCCGCAGCGTCTAATTCTATCCGCAGCGTCTCACCAGGGAACACGGCTAGCTGTTCAGCTAGAACCTTAGCCCTAGCCTGTGCCTGCGGACTGCTATCAAAAACAATAACCCTCTTCCAGACGCGAGCAATTTCAGCTAGCTGAAATTGCGTTACCGCTAGCCCGAACGTGGCTACCGCTCCCCGACCGACGCGAATCGCGTCCAGCGGACCCTCCACTACTATAGCCGTGTCTCTAACGTAGTTCGACCCAAAAAGCAAATGTTTTTCATCAAAACATTTCTGATAGGCTTGGGCCGTTTGGTATCGCGGCTCCTGGCCGCACGCGGCCCTAGCCGTCCAAGATACCGGCCTACGGTTCAAATAAACCGGAATGAACGCTCGCATCGGGTAATCGGAGAACGGACCCGTCGCCTGGATGCCCCAATACTTCTCTAGGTAGCTTAGATTGAAGCCACGTCCGCGTAGATAGTCTGCCACTGCTGGTACTTCGGCTATCGGCATTAGGTTCGTCGGGGGCGTGTAACGCCCGAGGGATTTAGGGGTTTCTTGTTGGACGTAGGCTCGGTCACCGAGCAGTTCGTTAATGGCTGACCAGGGGGCATTCGTAAGCTCCTTTAGGAGCTTCGGTACGAAGAAGCCGCCGCATTTATAACAGGCCGCGCGAGAAAAGTCATCTTTGATTCCCAAATGGAAATTATCTGACGCACAGCGATCACAAAATCTAATCTGACACCAATTTGCGCGGGAGTGCCTGTGTGTCTTACTCCATTCTATGCCGTGTGCGTCTAGAAAATCGGTTAGCATACATTACTCTTCCACCCACCCACTACTTGCACTTGCTCGCCACTTAGCCCCCGAGAGCGTCGTGACGCTCCCTGTAGCCACTTCCGTTATCCGGCCATTCCCTAAAACAGCACACTTGAACTTCCTGCCCTCTTTGATCTGAAGCAAGGCTTTACTTCCTACTATAACGGCAGCCAAGTATCCCTGTACAAAGTAGTCTTGCTGTTCTTCATCATACTCCAGCTTGAGCATATTAGACCTCGAACTCCCGTAGTCCGTCAATTGCCTTATGCGCCTGCTCTAAGATCTGCGTGAGATCAGAAGACGCGTTCATTGACCAGCCTGTACTTGTCCGCAACACCATGAACGTCTCTTCTCCTGGAAGTTGGTTCTCGAACAAAATGTCCAGTATCTCAGTCTCGTCCGTAGTCCCGAGCGTGTTGCCGGCTTGTACAAGTTGGATCTTGGCTTCTGATAGTCTTATTTTGTAGTCTTTCATGCTCACCCTCGCTCCGCAAATCGACGGATATCAGTCAGATACTTTTTCCACTTCGGATGCTCCAGATGGAAAACCCGCATTCGCGGGCTACCATAGACTGCCAGCACCGTAAACCACTCGTAGACGAATTCTCTCGCCGTAGGCAAGAAGCTATGCTCCCTGCCTTTGGCTACCGTAAACAAGTATTCGGTATACCGAATCAATGCATCGGCAACGTATTCCGGATCTATATCGTGACCGGCTTCTGCTATCCGCTCGCTTACGTCTAAAGCCATCTGCGATACCGGCACCTTCCTCGCCACTGGATCGAACTGCATTTCATGCAGTAGTTCCGAGAGGCGACTGACAACGGATTCTGACTTGATCTGGAACGGTTGCCGGGATAGGTAATTCTGAAGCTGGATAGCTTCGTCGTAAGAAATCCGCCGCAGCACTTGCTTCCAGTCACCGATTTTGGATTTACCACTTGTTAATCGACTGTACGTGGAATGCAAGGCTGCGGCGGGTGTGCCTGTTTGTTCTGTGTGTTTGAGTTGGCCGAATGTCATTTGTTTATCACCGATTCGAGCATTTGCTTTAGTCTGCTACCGGCCCCGCACCTTGCTGGCCATGTGACGTTACGCTTACCGTCTTCTGCTGGATACCAAGCACTTCCGCCTGAGATGATACCGACGATCTTATCGTCGAGTATCATCGCCCCGCCTGACATACCCGGCATAACAACAGCATCACTATAGACTTCATTGCTATGAACAAAGGAAACAATTCCGGAAGTTTTCCGAAGTTTTCCGGAAGCGAAGCCGATAAAAGAAGCACGTACCGTAGAAGGGGCGTATTCTACGCCCATAGTCGATACGCCGTCTACCGGCGATAACGGCAGCACGGTGTACTTATGCTTGCCTGTGGGGCTCTCTAGCAACGCTATATCGGCGTCGAAATCGACGTTGGTGACCTTAGCCTGCGGAATGTCGTCGGTCGCATCGTTACCTAGCTTGTAGGCATAACCGGCGTAGACGGTTTTGTCTTTTAGCTGTACAACATGCCACGCTGTTCCGTAGTAGGTTGTCTTGTCGTCTTGGTGAATGACGACGGCGGTGCCTTGGGCACCGTCTGGGGTATAAATACGGAAGATGCCGTTCTTCGTAGGATCTATGGCGAATAGATCCGAAGTAAGGGAAATCAGGACAAGGATTGAGATAATTCGCGCAGCCACTTTGGGATTCCTTTTTTGAAGATGTCGTTTCGCTGGGTCGTAATCGGCAGAGCGAGGCTAATGTCTTCCTTTATAGCACGTCGCATCAAGAAGGTCAAAAGTTCTTCTTCGGACCAATCGTTGTCCTTGCACATTCGGCTAAAGGCAGCCTGGACAGGCTGAGGGATTTCACGGAGGATTGTCATCTTGCCATCTCCTGGACTAACAAATCCAAAACATTCATCGTATTTTGCTTTTCCCCGTCGATTATCTGCTCAGATACCAGTTGCTTTTCCTGAAGCACTTTGCAGAGTTTTTCCTCTATCGTCCCTTTGGTTACTAAGTAAGTGACGACAGTCTCTCGCGTCTGTCCAATACGGAAGTTGCGATCACGGGCCTGTAAAACGTGGCGCGGGCTCCAGGGCATTTCAGCGAATACCGTCTTAGCGGCTGCCGTCAGCGTGATACCGGCACCGGCTGCAACAATGTTGCAGACAATCAACCGAATATGCGGATTATCTTGAAAATCTTTGATGATCTTCGTCCGCTTGGCGGACGCCACAGCTCCGTTAATCACTAGCACCTGCGATACGTCATCCAGGGATCGCCTTGCGATCACGTCTAGCATAGCCGTATGTGTGCAGAATACGATCATCTTCTCGTTCGGATTAGCCTCTAACCAGTTTCTAATCCATCTCACCGTATTCCTCGCTTTGCAACGAGCTACTTCCATCAAGAGTTTGGTCGTCAGTGATAGCTTATCCGCTCCTTTGTTCTTACTCTTGCTCCATGCCCCCCATCTGGCTACCTTAGTATAGGCTTCGTGGTATTCCCAGTACCGGGTATCATTCTCCATTTCGACTATCTCTAATTTTACCGTTTGCTTCGGTAAATTCAGGATATCTTTTTTACGGCGAAGGGTAAACGGCTTAATCAATTCATGCAGTTCGGCGAGGTTAGTCGCCCCTTGGTAGGACCATTTTCCGTAACTGTCGTTGTACTTAGGGTCACAATACTTCCAGGCGTAGTCGCTGAAGTTTGGGAACAAGTCAGGCCGGATGCAATGCAACACAGCGAAGAAATCGCTAGGGCGATTAGCTATAGGGGTTCCTGAGAGCCCGAGGACCGAAGGGCATCGGGCGGCGATTTGTAACGCCGCTTTCGTTTGTTTCGTTTCGGTGGACTGGAGTGCGTGGCACTCGTCGAAGATGACGGTAGTAAACTGCTGTTCCAGCAGCCAAGGCAACTGATGCCACAGGATGTTGTAGTTGATGATTATGGCATCATGGGCGATCTCGCCCTCACAGGGCGTCTCACCTTCGATGATAGCGGTCGTCGCCGACGACCATTGCTTGATTTCATTCTTCCAGTTCCCTTTAACCGAAGCCGGGCAGACAATAAGCACAGGCCATGCCTTGTGCTTATTGAGATAGGCTATGGCAGAGACGGTCTTGCCTAAGCCCATGTCGTCCGCTAGTAAGGCTTTGCCTTTGGTGCGACTTAGGAAGTCTACGGCTTCTTGTTGATGGGGTAGAAGTTCAGGCATATTAACTGATTACGACTTTTCTAACTCGTCGCCTCTCGGCGACCTTGTCTACGAGTCCGTTAAGAATTTCCGTCACCGTCTTTTCAGGCATGCCGGCTTTGTCGGCCAGTCCTTTGACCGTGGTAACCATACACCGGCTACCTAGCCATGTATCTACCATAGCCTGCTCGTCCGCATCTAGTGGAATATTTACTGAAACATCTACCAATTCGCGGGATGCTGTCTTCCGCTTGCGTTGCTGGCGGTTCATGTAGGAGAAGGCGCATATCTTTGCAAATGCCATCGGCGAGCCTCTATTGGGATCGTATCTATCTTGATAGGTAAGCCAATAAACACAAAATCCCGCGAAATAATCAGAGTATTCGAGCTGCATTTTATGGAACGCTCGCCATTGCCTATGTAGAATAGAGTGCACGAATAACGCACAGCCGTTAAACTCTTTCGGATCAATCTGAATGTCTTGCATAGTAACTGGTGTCCTTCTGTTGGTGTTGGGTGTCGGAATGACGGTGCCTGATTCTAGCCATCGGCCTAGCCGATGCAAGGTGCCGGGCAACTAAAAAGGGGAAATAATTTGGCTAGAATACTCGTGACATCTTGCAGTCATACACCTTGTATGTTGCCTCAGTTTCCTAAATTTCTCGAAAAGGTGTACGCCAAATACAATTGCAACCGGTTTATTCATCTAGGTGATTTAGTAGATAATGCTGCTATTTCTTACCATGAAAAGCATCCAGGGCTCTCAAGTGCCCCCGAAGAATACAAGAAAGCCAAGAAACAGATTCAGGAGTTAGTCAAACGGTTCCCTAAAGCCGACCTGCTTTTAGGGAACCATGACGCTTTGGGTGAGAGGCAAGCGAAGACTATCGGGCTACTGCCCGAGTGGCTTCGAGATTTCAACGACATTTGGGGCTTACCTAAATCCTGGACAGTGCATCCTCGATTCCATGAGCTAGAAGTCGATGGAACGATTTTTATGCACGGCGATTCAGGTAAGGGAGGGCAGTTCGGTGCCATGAAGACGGCGATGGCTAAATTCCAGAACGTGGTCGCAGGTCATTTACATGGGGAAGCAGGGGCGTGGTACTACGCCAATGGAAACGCTCGCGTTTTCGGCATGAACGCCGGCTGTGGGGTCGATCATAAAGCCTTGTCGCAAGAATACGGGCGCAAGTTCACCAAGAAGCCGATAGTCGGCTGTGGAGTGTTGTTGGACGGACTGCCCTGCTTCATTCCGATGGAAATCTAATTACCTCGGTACTCCTAGAACATTAGCCACTTCTACCTGTCTGCTCGCCCACCGATACAAATCCGCCAGCGTGAAAAACACAGGTTTTCCTTGCTTCAGAAATTCTTTGACTTCGTTGTCTGCTCCGGACGAAGTTCCTTCGTGGTAATCTAGAGAATCATCAGAATAGGTAGCCGACAACCGGACGCAGGCATCGTACTTAGCAATCATCGCTAGATCGTACTCCACCCAATCCGTGTATTTTCTAGGGAATAATGTATGTTGGAAATGCGACCAAAGCGGAGCTACTGGCCAACATAAACCGCTGTTTAGGATGGCGTCGAAAATTTCGCACTGGAACCTCGTGTTAATGGCTGGATCGCCTTTGGTGTACGGTGATGCAATGTAAACGACGGGTTTCTTGGTCTGGTAACTGAATTCTCTGTTAGCGGTCATGCCGATACCTCTGTGCTATACTATGGACTAGAACATAAGGATTATAGCCAAATGCCGTCCAACCTTGTAGCCCGATTCGCCAATAAGTTGCGTAAACGCTATCCACATTTGAAATTCCGTATCAAACGGGCCGTACTAAAGGACGCTTTCGCGACCACGCATCTAGTCCCAGAAACCGGAACCTACATAATCACCATCGACCGGGATATCAAGCAGGATTTGGCTACTTTTTTGCTTGCCCATGAAATTTCCCACTCAATTTCATGGCACGCCGAGCCTGAAGAACACGGCCCTGCGTTCTGGGCCGCCTACCAGATTGTCTACAAACTATATGAGGAGTTTGCCCAAGGCTAAGGTATAATATACCTGTACCCGGCACCCTGATTACTCCAGCCAGAAAGCCATCCTAATGGCACGTAAACGACGATCTTCTGATCCAGTTGAGCAAGTTGATGAGCATCCTGTCCACGTTTCTAAGAGGCTCCGGCTCAATGGCTCGCAGGAGCGAGCGTGTGAGGCGGTAAGGGAGTACCCGGTATCTTGCTTTATCGGAAACGCAGGCACCGGTAAGTCTTTTGTGGCCTTATACATGGCCCGAGAACTGCTACAGAACGGCGATGCCGTTAAGGTAGTGGTAGTCAGATCGCCCTTAGAAGTCTCTAGAGGGAAATGCGGCTACATTCCCGGCGATCTTGCTGCCAAAATGGCACCTTGGGCCGCTAGTTCTTTCGCGATAGCGAAAGAACTCGGCATCGACAAGAACTTGGAGATATTCCCGCTGTCCTTTATTCAGGGAATGACGTTTACCGATACAGTAGTCATCGTAGAAGAGTGCCAGTCCTTAACTCTTCCTGAGTTCGAAGCAGTCGTTACACGACTAGGACTAGGATCTACTATGATCTTTACCGGCGATCCTCACCAAGACTTAGCCCGGAGCAACGGATTAGTTCCATTCTTGGAGA